TATTTTATTCCATTGGGAAATTTTGACGAGAGTAAAACCAACAGATAGACAAAAGTTCAAAGTTAAGACCTGGCTTAAGAATTATGAATTTACTGACATTATGGAGTCAATGAACATATCTCATAAGAAATATGGGAATGATGAAAATATGACATTAGAAGAGGTTTTTGATAAAGTTGGGGGGGTTCTATATAATCGCAATTTGGATTCAACAGACAAAGGAAAACGATACCTAATCAACATAATTAAGAAACTACACGGAACGATGTATTCAGAAGCAATTGAAGAAACTGTGGATGAGTTATTTTACTTCTTGGAAAAATGGGAAATAAAATACAATATCATAGAAGATGAAATAATTCCAAAAGTATATGGGTCTTGGGATATTTTTGAGTGTATGAAAGAGATTGACAAGTACATCAAATCAATGAAGAATCTATCAGATGATATTGTAATGTAATATTTATTATCTATAAATTATTACGATGACCAAAGACACAACTATAGCGAATGCTGTCACAGCAGCATCACTTTCAATGGTTGCGATGGATTACATTGAATTACTAACGGTATTATCTTTATCAAGTGCGGTATTACTCAATGTAATTTTAATTATCAAAAATGTTTTCTTTTCTAAAAAAAAAGATAGTATTTAACTTATACCCATTTTATATAGGTAGGTTTTATAAAAAGTTGTTTTGGCAACTCCCCCTTCTGATACTGCCATATATTGAGAAGGGGGTTTTTTATTTAATTCCAAATATTTATTCATATATTTATGATTATTGTGGCTAATTTCCAAGACATATCAAAAGATTACTTCAAGAAAAACCCCGAAGAAAGATTGGAGTTGATTCAAGAGTTGTATGAAGACATAGAACAAAACATAATTGATAAAGAATTATCAAGGGATGTATTGGTGAATCTAATGGATGTTTTTCTCAAAGATGCTGAAGAAAAAGAACATTATGAAACAGCCTCGGTAATCAAAGAAATAAAAACATTACTTCAACAATAAAATGTCTTGTAACTGTAAGAAGAAATCAGTACCGATCAATAATCTCAAGAACCAAGAGATATTGAATATTGCGGAAGAAATCAATCAAACAATCATAACCCAAAAATCCTTTGATGAGTTGAATGATTTTGATTGGGTGGAACTATTCCAAGTGTGGGGGATGTTATACCCGCAGGCGTCAAATAAACCATCAAAGGAACAATGTATTGGGGATATACAGAACTCCCTACAATTTTTGAAAGTAAGATATGGAAAACGAAGATAATAAAAAACGAGGTAGGGGGAGACCCAAAGCAGAAACAACCATCACTCCAATGTGGAAAGAAGTTATCTTGGAAGCAGGAAGACAAGGACATCATATTAGTCATTTTCTAATTGAATTGGGTATTTCATACGATACACACTATGAAATGATCAAAAGAAATAGAGAATACTCCGAAACTGTCAAAGAATATAACAAATTATGTGAGGACTGGTATTTCAATAAAGCGAGAGAAAGTTTAGAAAAAGGTGAGTCAAATAAGTTCAACCAAAGGTTATGGACTGTGATAATGAAAAATAAATTCAGAGATAACTGGCACGATGAAAAACAGGTGGATATTACAAGTGGAGGGGAAAAAATACAAAGTGATAACAAAATCCAAGTTGAGATTATTAAAACAAAATTGGACGAAGAATGATACAGATATTAGAAGGGGATTGTTTCCAACTGATTCAGGATCAACCCGACAACTCAGTTGATTTGGTAATTACATCCCCACCTTATGCGGATATTGTAAATTACGGAAAAAACATTTCAATCAAAAAACCAAATGAGTATGTGGATTGGTTGTTACCTTTGTTCCGTGAGATACATAGAGTACTCAAACCATCAGGGTCATTTATTTTGAATATAAACGACAATTGTACTAAGGGGTATAGGAACACCTTCATCTATGAACTTATCTATCGTAATTCAAAGGAAACACCCCTAAAATTGTATGATACATACATCTGGCATAAGATGAACGGAATACCAAATGGTTCAAACAAAAGATTTAGAAACAACACAGAGTTTATATTCCATTTTGTTAAGAACCAAAAGGAGTTAAAGTTCTATATGGATAGGGTGATGAAGGAACCAGCCGAAAGTTATACACAAAGGAGTAAAACACCACAAGAGGTCAGTAAAATTGTTGTTGATGGTGAAAGAATAAAACCAAGAAAAATGATTGATAGTGGTTTGGTTAGACCTGACAATGTATTCAGGTTTCCAACAGCAGGACAAGCAAGGGATAACACCATTAGACATCCAGCACCATACCACAGACAATTACCTGAATATTTTATAAAGTTTCTAACTGACGAGGGGGATACAATCCTTGATCCATTTTCAGGTATTGGAACAACAGGGTTACCTTGTCGTGATACAAATAGAAATTACATTGGTTATGAACTAAACCCCAAATACGCTGATTTTAGTAGAAAAAGGATTCAAGGCGAAGAATTGGACCAGTGGTTAGTTTGTCAATATGATTTGGATGATAATCTAATTGCTTGTTATAAAAACAGATTGGAAGCATCCAAAGCAACGGGTGTAAATGAAGGTGATATAATGAGAACCTATAACCGAACCAAGTTTGAAAGTCGTGGGGGATACAAATGGAAATTAGAACAATATGGCAATTAGGACATTCAATTTCACCCCCACACAAACCAAAACAATTTACGATTTGGTAGTGGAGAGAAAACATCAGGTTGAGGATCTTCTCAAGGATATGGAAAAGGACAATACATCAAAGGTCAGGGATATTGAACTTGTAAAAGATTATGAACTCACCCTAAAATTTATTTTATCACAGGTAGAAAAAAAACTTTGATTATATGGAACAAAAAACAACTGAACAACACTTACTACTCGGGGACAGCAAAGATGTCCTAAAAACGATAAAAGACGGGTCTATTGACCTACTGGCAACTGACCCCCCATACGGAATTGAGTTTATGGGAAAGAGTTGGGATAAGGTATTACCACCAAAAGAAATATGGACGGAGTGTTATAGGGTATTGAAACCTGGTTCGTTTATTGCGGTTATGAGTAGTCCCCGTAGTGATGTCTTGTATCGTATGATAAAGGACTTGGAGGAGGCTGGGTTTGATATGTCGTTTAGTCCTATCCTATGGACTTATCATACTGGTTTTCCAAAAGCGAGTGATACAAGTAAAATGATAGATAAAAGGGGTGGAAGAGTTGAAAAAAATAATATTGATTTTGGAAATTACATTAAAGAAAAAGTTTTACAATCTAAATTAAAAAGAAAAGAAATATCATCACACTTTTTGAGTAAAAATGGAAATAAGACTGGGGCTTTATGGAATTGGGAAAATGGTGTATTACCAATCAAAAAAGATTATGAACAATTAAAAACAATTTTAGAGTTAGATAATAATTTTGATGATTTAATTGAAAGATATGAAAATGAAAGATTAAAGATTGATGAGGATGGTCGTAGCGGTACAAGTTCATTTAACTTTGGTATTCAAGAAAAATGGGATATAACAAAACCATTAAATGATTTAGCAAAGAAATATGAAGGTAGTAAATTAGGTTTCCAACCAAAACCTGCTGTGGAACATATCATCATAGGTATGAAACCACACGGACAGAAAAGTTATATAGATAATGTCCTAAACTTTGAGGCATTACCCGATAATATCAAAATGACTTATCCATTTTTACAAGTTCCAAAACCAGCAAAAAAGGAAAAGGATATGGGGACAAAAATAAAGAACCACCATCCAACATCCAAACCAGTAAAACTTATGTCTTACATTATCACCCTTTTTACAAGGGAAGGGGATTGGGTATTAGACCCGTTTCTAGGTAGTGGAACAACGGGTGTTGCTTCTAAACTCATAGGCAGAAACTTTGTCGGTATTGAAAGGGAACAAGAGTATATGGATATTGTAAGAGAAAGATGTGAGGTTGATAGGGACGAACTGATAAAGTTTTTCAAGGAAGGTAAGTAATGTATAGTAAGGGAATAATGTGGTTGGATGATTGTAGAATACCTTTTGTTGATGAGAAAGACCCATCAGCAGAAAGATATAAAAGTTATAGAAATGTAGATAATTTATATGGTGGATATGGGGACACTCACTATAACTACAAAGAACAACAAGGTCGTTTCACCCCCAACCTACTTGTCTGTGATGATATGTTGAACGATGGTAAGGTAGTTCAGTATAACAAGACAAGAGTTGATAATGGTAGTTATTTAGGGGGTCATAGAGAGGAGTTTGTAGGTACAGATAATAACCCCATCAAAAACAAAATAAAAGGTCAGTTTTTTAGTGATAAAGGAACAAATAGTAGATACTACGACCTTGACCTATGGTTTGATAAAATGTTAGAGAAATTATGAACATAAAAACAACAGTCGTTTATGAACATCTCATGACCTCAGATGAGATGAACAAACGCATTGTTGTTGCTCAAGGTGGATCACGATCTGGTAAGACCTACAACATTCTAATTTGGTGGATAATCAAACTACTTCAAGAGGAGGGTAAAACTCTCTCTATTGTCAGAAAAACCCTACCATCATTGAAGAATTCAGTGCTCAAGGATCTCGTGGAGATCTTGGAGTTGTTCGGATTGTATGACCCAAAGAAATATCACAAACAGGAGGGTTACTATGAACTCGGATCAAATATCATAAACTGGTTCAGTGTTGATGAACCACAAAAACTTAGGGGATCAAAACGAGATTACCTGTATTGTAATGAAGCAAACGAACTCAGAATTGAGGACTGGAACCAACTCATTTTTAGAACAAGCGACAAGGTCATCCTTGACCTTAACCCTTCTGAGTTATCTTGTTGGGTTTATGATTTGGAAAATAGAGATGATTGTTACTATTTCAAAACGACTTACAAAGACAATCCATTCGTGGATAAAAACATTATCAAGGAGTTAGAATCACTAAAGGACAAAGATGAAAACCTTTATCGTATTTACACATTGGGTGAAAAAGGTATAGCAACCACACTTGTATTCAATAAGTTCAACACGATTGAGAAAATACCCCCCACAGCAAAGTTATTGGGTAGGGGAATGGATATGGGGTACAATGATCCCACCACCCTTATTGAGGTCTATCAGGACAATGACACTCTGTTTATGAGGGAATTACTTTATCTAAGAAATCTAACAATGCCAGACATCATCCATAGGTTAGATCAGTTGGGGATTACAAAGACCGATGAGATATGGGTGGATTCAGCATCACCACAGAATATTGAAGAATTAAAAAGAGCAAGATACAACGCAAAGCCAGTCAATAAGAAATCAATTCTACACGGTATAGATTTGATGAGACGACACATTATGTTTATAGAACAGACATCAAAGAATATTTTATTTGAGTTTGGATCTTATAAATGGAAAACAGATAACAGCGGAAACCTATTGGATGTCCCACAAGACAATTTTAATCATACCATTGACGCAATCAGGTATGTATTGGAAAGTACCATAGGTAGTCAAAAAAGAAAATTCACAATCGTATAAAATGGAAGTATTACTAAACGGAAAGAAAAGAAAGGTATCGTCACAACTGACGGTAGAACAATTTCAGAGAATAAAAAGGGAAGAAGTAAAACTCAATTCAGACCCTATAAAGATGTTGTCCATCTATTTGGATACTGATGAAACAGAAATCAAAAATGCTCCAAAGAAGAATATAGATTTCATTCTGAAATATATTCAATCAGAACTCACCAAACCTGGTAAGACAGAGATGGAATATACCTTTACCTTTGAGGGTGTTGAGTATGGATTGGAAACCCAATGGGATAAACTGGCTTGGGGTGCTTGGCAAGATTTGGAGGTATTCTCAGCAGAAAATGTTGATGAAAATATACATCTGATTATGTCCATTTTATATCGTCCTGTAATCAAAAGAAATGGTGACAGTTATGAAATCGCACCTTATGATTCAGATGAGATTATCCCCCGATCTTTGATTATGAAAAAAGTACCAGTTTATCTGTGGTACAATTGTGCCAATTTTTTTTTTCAAACCGTCAAATTATACATTACAGGTTTAGAAAGTTCTTTGACATTGAAGATAAAGATGATGAAACTACTTCAGAAGGGGTGGATGATGCTCCCAAAATTCATCCAAAAGAAGCTACCGCTCGCTTCTATTTCACGCTCTCTATTCAACTCGCAGGAGAAGACATTACTAAACTAAAACAAATGGAAACAATGAGTACATATTTATTATTGAACTATGCCTCATACCTCAAAGATAAACGAATCAAGGAACTGAACGACCTGAAAAAACTTGAACAACAACCAAAATATGTCTAAATGGAACACTATGTAACATATCACAAAATCCTTGATTTATGTGAGGATTTCCAAATTCAATCACCAATCCTAAAATCATTTGGATATGGTAATTTGGTGGATTTTGGTAAGAACACAAGTGGTACAACAACAATGTATCCGTTTATGTTTATGGTACCACAAGCCATCACTTATGATGAGAATACAACCACATATCAGTTCAGTATTTTATTTGCGGATATTCTAAACACAAATCTTGATAACGAAAAAGATTGTGTTTCTGATATGAGTTTGGAGGCTCGTAGATTTATATCATTTATCAAAAGGGGAATGAATGCTAACCCTGATCTCTACAACTATATGGATATTCAGATGGGGGTTCAGGCAATCCCCTGGCAAGAAAGATTTAATGATCATTGTGCGGGAGTAGCATTACAGGCGAATATAATTGTGTTTGAAGATATAAATGCTTGTGATTATTATCCAAGTCCAACACCAACCCCGACTGTAACGACTACTGCGACACCTACACCAACTACAACCAGTACTCCTACACCCACACCAACTTGTCCTGAAACGACACAATACTTGGAAGTGGTATTACAATCTTGTAATTCATTCCAACTGAAATTATGGAATAGTCCTGCGTTCTCAGGTGTTACTACAGCACAATGTGATTATTCTGTATCTGGTACTGCCTATGGAGATTTAGGAACAGTTTATACAGGAACAGAAAATATCCTGTCAGGACAACATCAACATAATTTCAACTTAAATGCTGTGCTACAACCTGGTGAGTGTGTAAGTGGATTCACAGTTCATAGTGTTACAACAATTGGATGTACTTGTCCTGTTGATGTAAGAATTTGTAGAACTTACCAACTCACAGGTACTAATTTTGGTGGAACTTTCAATTATTACGATTGTGATGGGGTTACTCAAACATTCTATATTCTCGGTACTCAGACAATTTGTGCTCTTGAAGATACTGTTGTTTTATCTTCAGGTAATGGAACAATAACAGAAGTGGGTGATTGTGAAATAATATAAAATGGAAGACCAACTAAAGGATAGAATAGCACAACTTTTGAAGCAGGCAATCCAAGAACAGATTGCTCTTCCAAGACCTGCTCTAACCTATAATGGACAACCAAAACCAGTCAATCCTTTTTATCAAAGACCATTACCCACATCAAGGATGAATACAAGTACTTTGTATAATTCAGTTGATGTTTATTGGGAAGGTGATTTGGAAGATGGGGAATCAAATTTGGTAGTTGATTTCGGTGCTGCTGATTATTGGGAGTTTGTCTTTTACGGAAGACGACCATCGGTAAGATACCCACCACTTGAGATCATCAAAGGATGGACACAATCAAAACCCCTTCCAAGATTCAGAGATAGATTGGGTAGATTCATCACCAATGACGCAAGAGCATTCTTGGTTGCCAGATCAATCAAAGAGTATGGTTATTATGGTATAATACAAGGAAGAACATTTACACAATTTATTGAACCATTATTACCAAGAATTTTACCAGATGCTGGTGAAATAGCCAAGAATTTCATACTTGATATTTTGAGAAATGAAAGAATAATTTTTAGAACAGATTCAAACCGACCCGTATGAGTATTATAATCACAAAAAACCCAAGTCAATTTCAGCCTGTATTGTCTGACGATCTATTCTTTGTCGTCAGTGCTGATACAACCAACACCTTCAAGTTCCGTTATGTATATGAATTATACATTGACGACACTTATGTATTTGGGGGTAAATCAACCCCTAACCCTTTTGGATTGGGTGTCTTAGACCTTCAACAAGTATTGGAGAGTTATGTCGCAAATAACCCAATCGCTTTATACGATACCACCCCAATATATACTCATCAGACATTTCCATTCTCAAGACCATATCAAGATGAAACTGTAACTTATTATATCAAATGTGGATATGAGTATGCCAGTACCGCACTTGGTACTGTAACGGGTTTTACGGGTAATGGAAATGCTATTGGTGACCCCGCATTTCAGAGTTCTCCATTCAAGACATTCAGATCAACGATGGGTACCAATCCAAGAGCAACACAACAATCATTTGATTATGACCCGTTTGTATTATCAGGATCACCAGTGGGGACTAATCCAACAACATCAGGATTGTTTTTGACCAACTCACCAAGAACAAGAGATATACAAGATGATGAATATTACACTCTTGGATTTACCAATTATTATTTGAATCCTTCTACAACTGGTAATTCATTATCGGAACCCTATTATGTAAGATATAATTTTTACAATGATTCTGGTATTTTGATTGATACATATACCTACGATAATATCGTTAGTAATGGTGGTGGTCCAAGAACAAATTGTAATAATGTATATCAACAATTATATCTGATTGATCCAATTACAGAAGCGGATTATAACACATTATATCTTGGTGCTGGTCCTATGAACTTACCGTATATTCCAAATGGAACTGTACAATATACCGTTCAGTTATTTGGTAAATTTACTGGTACCACAACACCAATACCAGCAAGTCCAACTCCAACACCTACACCCACTTCTGGTGGGGTTACACCAACACCGACACCTACACCATCATCAACACCTTATTGTGTTGGTTGTACAACTTATGAATTGATTTACACTGGTGATTGTGAAAGTCGGGTAAATGTAACATTCCAAAATTGTTCTACAGGAACCAACCAAACATTACAACTCAATTGTAATGTGTATTATCAGATTTGTGCTTGTAGTGCTCCATTATTACCTGTTGATGTAGAAATGACAACATTGGGTGCTTGTGTTCCAGCAGCATCTCCAACACCAACACCTACAAGAACAGGAACCCCAACACCGACCCCATCACAATCGGTATTCACCTATTTGGGTAGAACATTAGTTGATCAACCTAATTCATCTGCGGCTTGTAGCAATTACTTGACAGCCAGATCATACCAATCAAATAAACCACTCGCATCACTTACAACGGGAGATTACTTGTATGATACCTATCCATCATCACCAACCAATGGTGGTGGTCAGTACATCGCACTTACTGTTGGTGGAATTGGAACAAGATATTGGTTCCAAGTTCAAGGAGATGGAGAAATAACAGATAACGGAACTTGTTAATATGGGAGTTATACCACAACCAGTACCTACGGGAGCAACATCAGGAAACTGTGTAAATTATACAGCAGTTAGTGAAGTATTCACATTCAATTTGGGTTGTATCCCATCAAGGTCATCAAACCAACATCTACAACTTATGTGGCAAAATAGATATGGTCATTATGACTATTACACATTTATGGCTGGTAGATATCAGGGTATTGGTATAGATAGACAGACCTACAACCAATGGAATATTGATTGGGGTAGTGCTGACCCGAACAAAACACAATACTCAAGAGGTCTGACAGATAGTCAGGTAGTTATGGCTGAAACTGTTGTTGTTCATACAGGATTTATCAATCAACCTGATTTTGAGTTTTTGGAAGAACTTTATACCTCATCACAGGTATATGAAATCCAACCTGATGGTGGATTAAGACCAGTGAATATTATATCAACAGAATTTGAAAAAAAGATACAAGGTAATAAGACAATATTTGATTTGGAACTTACCTATGTGTATAGCAATAATATTGAACTTTTAGGTAAGTAATATGGATACACAATTGTTGGTCAATACAACTGGCGAGGGATACGACAGATTGGATATATTTGAGGATATTCCAATTACTCTTGTTATACAACAGAGTGACCTTACAGATCTTACATCAAGAAGAGTTCCATATTCAAAAGTAATCCCCCTACCAGATACAAGTAATAACTCAAGGGTTTTTGAGAATTACTTTGAGGTGAATGGTATTGATTTCAATCCTTTGAACCAAGTCCCTTGTGTGGTACAATATAGGGGAACCGATATCTTTAGAGGGGTACTTAGATTACAATCTGTAATCACCAAAAAATATGAAAGGATCTTTGAGATTTATATTTTGGGTGATGTATCTGACTTTGCTTCAGAGATTAGAAATTATACACTACAACAACTTGATTGGAGTGACCTACAACACGAACTCAATTACTCATCAGTAACAACATCTTGGGAAGCAACCGCTGACTCAACAAATGGATTACTCAATGGTGATATCCTTTATCCTTTGGTTCATTATGGACTACAATATCAGGGGTCTTCTACAACCCCTACATTTGACTATTCTTTTGACGAGGCACGATCTTTTTCACAAAGTGGATATTCCGTCAATCCAAGTGTAATGAAACCCTCTATTCGTCTAAAAAAGGTTATTGACAAAATCTTTGAAAGAACCGATTACAATTATGTTTCGGATTTCTTTGATACTGAATATTTCCAATCCATTTATATGGATACATTCCAAAATGGAAAATTGGGTATTGAATCAGCAAGTGCGGTAACCAATCAGAATATATTCAGGGTCTATACTAATAACACAAACCAATCAAGCCCTGTATTCCAACAGAATAACACCCTTCAGTTTCACGCTTTGAATTGGAGAACATTACTACCTGATGGTTATGATCCATTGGGTAATTTTCAGTTGGGTACAACAACACAAATTGCTCCTGCCGCTGAGGGGTATTTCCAAGCACCTTATGCTGGTGATTACTTTTTCAATCTAAGATTCAATTACTCAAATCCCAACTTTGTTTTGGGTAACAGTATTTTTTACATCGTAGCAAACAAGAATACCTCACTGGCTAACATCAATATTGGTTCATTCTTCACATCACCACAACTCCTTTGTGATCCATTGGGTGGTCAAAAGGAGGCTGATTTTTATTTCAGTGCTTCTTGTCAAACAGGTGAATTTATAAAGATATTTATCCTACTTGATCCTGATTCAAACTTTGGAACTCAAGTAAAACTGACTGGTTATAATTTCGGTGGTGTTGTTGAAGCAAACCCAAGATGGGAACTTTACACCTCACCAGAATTATCAGGACAGAACCTTGTAGATTTCAGATTGGGGATACAAAATGTCAATTCATTTGATTTTCTAAAATCACTAATCACTCATTTCAATTTGGTGGTTATTCAAGATGAAGTAGAAAAACAAATCAGATTTGAACCTTATAATTGGTTCTATAATGATGCGGATAGAGTACAAAGGGATTGGACAAATAAGGTTGATCTAAACACAGATATAAAAGTAGAACCCTTATCATTTGACTTGGCTAAACAAGTTGTATGGACAAATGAACAACCACAAGAGGATATCCTAAACTTTGATTTTTTCCAAGCAAATAATTTTGTTTTTGGTAGATATAAATTCATCACCAATGATAATGTCTTTACTGGTGATCAAGAATATACAACTGGTTTTGCCAGTGTTCCAACATCAGGACTAACCAACGCACCTAACTTTATTATCCCCAAATTCTACTATCTCAATAATGGATTAGAGGTACCATATCAAACTCCCCCACACTTATTCTTTTGGAATGGAAATAGATATGCTTATAAAGACAATCTAAAAACTCAACCAGGTTATTGGTATCTTACATCAGGAGCAACCCCTGTTCAACAAAGTACATACCCCTGTGTTAGTCACTTGACGAATTTAGATATTCAACTCCCCGACCTTATTTCAGATCTGAACTTTCAGGGAACATTTGATTTCTTTGGTAATAGTAATACTCAACCTACACAATTCACCCAATACACTTTGTATAATTTATGGTGGAGAGATTATATTGAAAATATCTATTCACCTGAGACCCGTAGATTATCGTGTGGGGTATTTCTAAAACCAGTGGATTATGCGGAGTTATCACTAAAGGATAAAATCTTTATCAAGGACGCATCCTTCACAATTGAAAAGATTGATTCTGCTGACCTTGTTAATTGGAAGGTAACACCAGTCCAACTTATCAAAGATCGTCTCCCATATTACAAAATTACCCCACCAGCACCCGTGTATGCTCTATCAGGTAATACTGCGTATCCACCATTTGAGCCAGTGTTCGTAACCAACTGTTATACATCCTTTGATCAAGATGAGGTTTGTAACGGAACTGCCACCATCCAAACTATATTCACATTTGGTTCGGGAACATTACAGAATTTCAGAAAAGTGTATTATGATACAGGTACTCAATTAGTGCTTGTTCCAATGGGTACATACCTTCGTCAAACGACATCAACAGATACCTTTGTCGTAATAGATATTTATGGTAGAATATTAGAATCAGATTGCTAAAATGGCACAAGAAAATATACCATTAGTTATTACATTAGGGGGTGTTGATAAGGCTGTCACATCCGTCAGAGAATTCGCAAAAGCGATCAAAGAGGCACAAAATAGATTATTACTCATTGGGGATGAAGGTAGTTTGGCTTATCAACAATTAGATAAAGATATACAGAAAGCCAGAGTTCAATTACAAGAATTTAGAGAGGATGCCAATCAAACAAAAGTACAAAGAGGTCTTAAAGATTTTATTGAGGTTGGTAGTTCAAT